GGTAGCTCCTGTGTTAAGAGCTTCTTCTTCCTAGCAGGTACATTCAAATCTTCATAGGGAAACTCTACAGTTTTCCATGACAGTCTGACTTCTACCTCAGCATACCCCACCAATAAGCTGTCTTTGTACAGATGTAAATCAATCCCATACCTGTCAGGATTATCTCTAGCTTCTATATTCCAAAAAGAAGAGACATAGTCTTTAACTACATCTCTTCCAAACTTATCATAGGTGTCGTGAAGTTCTTTATCGAACCGCTTGGTAGCCATCTAGTCTTTCAATGTTATCAAAGTAGCCACGATCAAAACCTCGTTGCCACTCTTTACCTGCCACAGATACTGGGTCATATTGATTGACCAACCATCCATGTCTGAAAGCTTTATAGCCCTGTTCAAATTGAATACGCAATGGTGCAGATCGTTCAGATTTGACTTGCATGTTATTCCCCTGTAGGTTTGTTACCTTTAATGAGTTCACCAATCTCTTCAAACTCACCAATATAGATACTAAGAAAAGGCAACTTAAGTAGTATACCACTATAAGAGAACAACTTATCTTGTGGTCCACCATCATCTATGATGTGGCAGATGGTGTCATTGAATTCAATATCCAGTCCAATGCCCTGCCTTAGTTCTACAACTATCATGCGGCTTTACCCCATACATCATCCCAAGTACCAGTGGTAGCACCCTTGCTATAGTCTGTTACACGCTGCTCAAAGAAGTTGGTGTGGCTAACACCAAGCATACCATCTACCCACGGCAGAGGGTTCTTCTTAATCTTATAGATGCCCTTCATCCCCATAGAGATGAGTCTGCGATCTGCAATGTAGCGGATGTATTGCTTCACTTCTTCTTTCGTAAGCTTCTCGACTTCGACCATCGAAAAAGCCAGATCCACAAACTGATCCTCCAGACCCACCATTTGATCTGCAATTTCCTTGATGCGGTCCGAAGTCGTTTCATCCTGATGGTGCTTAACATACTCACGATAAACCTTAATCATACCTTCAGCATGCTGAGTCTCATCCACTATGGACCAAGCAATGATCTGACCTAGTCCCTTGAGTTTACCATTCCTTGCAAAGTTTAACAACATAACAAAGCTAGAGAATAGTTGCATGCCCTCACCGAAGGCAGAGATGGCAGCAATCTTCTCAGCCATTGGTGCTGCATTCAAATTGCTAATGTAGTCATGCTTCTCCACCATCTCCCTGTATTGCAGGAATTCATTGTAGGTGGATTCAGGCAAGCCTAAGGTTTCAATGAGGTGAGCATAGGCTGCTACATGCAGGGCTTCTCTACTAGCAAATCCACTCATCATCATTCGCACTTCAGGCTGTTTGAATATAGGAATGTAGTGGTCATGATAGCCACTGCCAATATCTAAGTCACCTTGTACAAAGAAGCGCAAGATCTTTGTTAGAAACTCCTGCTCATGATTGCTCAGTTTTTTGTAGTCTTTAACATCCTCAGACATAGGTACTTCAGTGTGAAGCCAATGGCTCTGCTCATGCTGCAACCAAGCATCATAAGCCCAAGGATATTTGAAAGGTTTGAATGTTGTACGCTCTTGCGTAATGTCTGTCTTAGTCTTTACCATATCAACCTTCACATGCTAAACAAGTTTCACCTTCTGCCACCTGCTTCAAATCAATATCGTCTTCAATCTTCTGACGCTTGATCTGAGCACCCACCTTATCTGCTTTACGCACCTTCTCTGAACGAAGATAGTATAAGCTTTTAAGTCCACTCTTCCAAGCAAGAAAGTGAATGGCATGTAGATATTTAATGGATACATTGGCATGGAAGAACAAGTTAATGCTCTGGCCTTGGTCAATGTATTTCTGTCTGTCTGCTGCAAGCTCAACTAACCAACGCTGATCAATCTCCATAGCAGTCTTGAACACTTCCTTCAAGTTGTCAGGAATGTCTAGGTGCTGTACAGATCCTTCGTTGCTGATGATGGATGCCCATGTGTCATCATCGTCCATACCCAGTGCAGCAAGTTGTGCTTTCAGGAACCTATTCTTGTATACGAATGCTCCGCTTAGCGTGTCTTGTCTAAATACATTGGCTCTGTATGGCTCGACTGAAGGGCTAGTATTACCCATGATAAGGCTGCTACTAGCATTAGGGGCAATAGCAGTATGATGACTAAACCTTCTATTAATATTGCCGTGACCAGCATCGATACAACTACCACGCTGCTGCTCCAAGACAGAGTCAGCAAGTAGACACGAAGAATGAATGTGCTTAAAGATTTCATTGTTATAACTCTTAGCCATCACTCCATCGATGGCTACACCTTTCTTTTGTAATAGGGCATGGAAGCCTAGAGTACCAACACCAATGCTACGCTCCATCATTGCACTAAACTTAGCTCTTGCAATTGTTGATGGTGCTTTGTCGATGAAGTATTGCAAGACATTGTCTAGCATTTCCATAACATCTAAGATGAATTGCTTGTCATTCTTCCAGTCATCGTAGTATTCTAAGTTGAGAGAAGACAAGCAGCATACTGCTGTTCGTTTATCGTTAGTTGGTAGAAATATTTCTGTACACAGATTGCTACCATTAATCTTCAAGCCCTTGTCACTCAACCACTTAGGCATAGCCTTGTTAGCTGTATCAATGAAGACTAAGTATGGCTCACCTGTTTGCATGCGAAGGTCTAGGATTTTCTGCCATAGATATTTAGCAGACACTGTCTCCACCAACTCACCAGTGGCAGGGTTCTTCAACTGAAAGCTGTCATCAAAGTCAGGATCTTTCATGGCCTTCTCAATGATGGTCATAAATTCATCAGTGATGTTGATGCCGTGATGCAGGTTTAGTGTGCGTACATTCTGATCACCTGTAGGCTTACGCATCTCCAAGAACTGGATGATGTCAGGGTGGTGAATGTCTAGGTAGGCAGCATAGCTACCCCGTCTTGTACGGCCTTGACGATAGGCCAAGGAACTGGCATCGTAGATTTTGAGGTGGGGCATAACACCAGTAGACTTATCGTCACCATTGCGGATACCAACATGCACACCAACACCACCGCCATACATGGATAGCCAGTTAGTTTCTGATAGGTTATCAACCAAGCCTTCTGCACTATCATCCATATAGTTAAGGAAACAGCTAATAGGGAGGCCACGCTTAGAGCGACCAAAAGATAGGATAGGCGTAGAGTAGCTAAGCCAGTGCTTGCTACTGTAGTCATACAGTCGCTGAGCATGTTCCTGATTTGAAGCAAACGATTCCGAAACATAAGCAAATCTTTCTTGAGGACTAACTTCTTCATCCTTCATATAACTTTCTCTCAATCTCTGGATGCCTAGTTCATCGAACAAACTATCCCGAGACAGGTCAATGCTGACCTTAAACTTTGCCATAAAAATACTCCTGCTGTGGTGGAAAAAATGGGAGCCGAAGCTCCCGAAAGGAAAGGTAGTTATACCTCAGATGGCTACTGCTTGCTGTATTAAAACAAGGATGGAAATAAGTTAGTTAGTACTGTCTTACATTGATGTGCTACATCACGATGTTCTTTCTGTGTTGCTTTGTCACAACGAATATCAACATAGTGCATCCAACTTCTAAGAGTACCATTCATATACATTCTACTGGTGGTTAGTCCTTCGGGCAACACCTTTCGTGCTACCTCCTTGGCTATGCCCATGCCCAATGCAGCCTCATAGGACCGCTTAGAAGCGTTTAAAACGTCCTGCTGTAGCTCATCCCATACCGCTATTAATTCACGATCCTGAACGGCTATAGAGTTCTGTCTGTTCTTGTTATCTTGTAGCCTTGCCTCACTGGTTTCATAACGTGAGGAGATGGCATAGCGTTGTGAGAATTCTTGGAAGCTAAAGCTTCGATGACGTAGGATTTGACGGGCAATGTCACGGGTGGTTTCTATTTCCATGCACACATTCACCATCTCAAATGGACTCCAGTGTTTGTTGTCCATCAAATACTTCAGCAGCTTAGGTGCTGTCTCAGGATTGTCCTGATTCTCTGGGTTGCTCACCCTCGCCATGTACGCTATCAGGTGTTCCGCATTTGGTGTAGCCCAGATCAGTGTTACTGACATATTTCTTTCCTTCTTCAATACCATTCTTGATGGCTGTCATTATACCTAGACTAAGCAGTGTCTCACGCTCTTCAAATGTCATATCAAATGAATAGGTGGCACTGCCATCTTCATGTTCTTCTAACATTATTACATTCATTTCTTTTTCCTTTCTGCTTTCTCTTCTTCTGTCTTCACCTTATGGCATGGCTTACACAACACCTGTAGGTTTTCTATCTCACAGAAGATACGATCAATGAACAAGTCCCAACTAACAAAGCCTTCTGTTGGTGATACTACTGGTAATATATGATCTACCTGTACATCAGCAGCAACAAAGTGCTTCTTACACTTGGCACATTTGTAATGCATTGCCAACTTGCCAGTCTTCTTGTTAGTCTTCCTACCAACGAAGGCTTCTTTAAGAGCCTTGAACTTAGGAGGCCAACGCCTTGACGCTGCACGAAGAGCAGAGGTGACAAAGCTTCTGAACCTAGAGTCAGTCCACTCGCCACCATTTCTTTTCTTATCTACCAATTGGTGTATCTACTAGATGCGACATGTCAGCAGCATCGTAATGCACAAATAGATCTCTGGCTATCGCCAGTGCTTCGTCAACATCCAAAGCAATAAACTCAGAAATGAATTTATCGTAGTCGGACTCAGCAACATGCTCAACAACATAGCCATTACTTGCCTCCCTGATGGTTACAGAATTAACTTTCATTCTAGTCCTTCAATATCTACGAAACGAAAGACAACATCTTTAGCATCCATTCGTTCTAACGAAGCAGTTAAGTTTTCAGTGATGGCTTCACTCAGCACTTCTTCATTTAGGTAGACATTAGGTAGGTCTTCAGGTCTGAAGAAAACTTTTAGATTGATGTCAACAGATATCATAATCGTTCCAGTCGTTCTTCTACCAACCTAGCATAACCAATGATGTCATGCCATGAGTCATGATACCAAGGATCACCATTAACAATGCGAGAGATTTTGTTACAGATGAGATCAAGGCTTTCCTTCATATCATCATCCATCTCTTTCCACTCAGCACCAGTTCTGATAGTATCTTTCAGGGCTTGAGAAACTCTAGAGACATCTTCTTTGTAGTTGCCATATCTAGTTGCTCTCTGAGCTAGTGTTTCATCTACATTCATTGCATACCTCCAACTGTCTTGGTGTTAATGGTGAAACTACCATCACCAAAGCTGTCATGATCTGAGTTGTAACTAAAGTCACCAACATCAGAAAACATCTTACCGCAATATTCAACAAGCTTAGTAGCAAGCTCATCATCTTCCTGCATATACTGCACAGTTGCTGCCAATATCATAGCCATACCAATTAAATTATTCACATCATCTTCACTGATAGTGAGTGGTCCAAAGCCACTGACTAACACTTGGAAATTGTTTGCATACTCACCATCCACAATAGTAGGACGCAGTATGAGTGCAATGTCGTTAGGCTTTAAGCTTGTGGAGGAGTCCATATCTGTCCTTCATATCTGCGTAGAAAAAGAAGCTGAGCATTCTCTAACACTCTCTCAGCATCACCCTCATAAGCTTCCAACACTTTGTTGTATAGCTCAAGTTCATCTGTTGTGTCCCCAATTATCTTGGCTGCTTTCACTGGACCAACACGGAACAATCCTTTGATGTTATCGGCAGCATCACCCGTCAGCATCTGCGTGTACAGTTTGACCAGAGCTTCCTCTGGTTTAATGTAATAGCCTAAGTGCTTTACGAAGTTGTAATGCCACCCAACAATCTGATCTAAGTCTTTGTCTAAAGACACAATGACACAATTGTCACCAAGCTTTGTAGCTTCAATGGCAATGGTGTCATCAGCTTCTTCACCTTCAGATATAGAAGCACCCCACTCCTTCACTAGATAGTCTCTAAGGAAAGCTAGATGCTTAGGCTTAGGCTTGTCAACTCTGTTACCTTTGTAAGGTACAGTGGTTGCTATCTTATATCGGAAGTTGTTCTTACCTGTTAGGTGCATGCTCCAACTATCCACGAAACAATCAGGATAGAGAGTGTCAACACCACACATGAGGACATCAACAATTAAACGATCCAGTGTTCGCTGTGCCGTTGCTTCGTCTTCTTCCTCACATGCGGATGCTGCCCGATAAGCGAAGATGTCGCTATCGAATAGAGCTTTC